CAAGACGGTGAAGCGGACGCCTACTTCGTCGACGAAGACGGAGCCCGTATGCCCCCAATTGTTCACGTCTCCCTACCGTGGGAAGCTCGTTTCGGGCTTCTACTCGCACGGAAACACCGGGCTATCTTTGAGATGCGGAGCCGTCGGGACTTCGCGGCGTCCACGTCCATGAACGGACTCCTACAAGTGGGTGTCGACGGGGAAGACATTGCAGAGCAGATCAAAGACGCAATTGAGAACAGCCGGATTCTCCCGTTCAAGAAGGACGCGGGCAAACACCAGGGTATAGCGTACCCTACAGACGGAATTAAGATGGGTACGGCCGTCATAGAGGAGAAGCAAAAGGAGCTTGACGAGATCGCTTTCAAGACACTCAACGAGGCGACACGTAAGACCGCGACGGAAGCACGTCTCCAACACACAGGAGGTGCAGCCGCGGCCCTTACGGTCCTGGCCTCGACGATCGAGGACGCAGAGCGTCGGATCTTGAAGATTATGACGCAGGCCCAGGACTTCCGATACGCCGGGCCCAACCCGATCGAGATTGGAAGTGAGTTCGACGTCTCTGTGAGCTGGCCGAAAGACTACACCGGCATTGCAGACGCGCACGCACTTATCGACCGTCTCTTCCCGAAGGGGATGCCTGTCGACGCGGGTACGGCGACACGGGTGATTGTTGACCACCTCGAAGACCACGGATACAGTGAAGCGGAGCTCGATCGGGCGGCGATTCGGGGAGCCGTGGAAGAGTATCTCGCAAACGAGTCCCGTACTAGCAGCTTCGGTATTGCTTAATGGAAGACGACTTCAACGCTTTCTTAGAGGACGCACTTACGGCCCTCATCTGGGGCACCGGCAGCCTTTTAGCGGAGCTCCTATCCAGCACAGAGGAGCAATACGCAATCCTCGTGCAGCGCGTGCGTAGATCCGACAGGCCGGAGCGGGCACTAGAGGAGGGCCTACGAGAGCTCCAGGTGAACGCTACGCGGTCGATGCAGTCCGCACGGGCCACCGCGGAAAACCGGATCAAACAGGCCCACGCGGAGGCGTATCGCTCCATCTCGAAGGACGTGCAGCTAGCTACGCCCTCCTTCGACCCGACGAGTATAGACGTAGATCCGTACAAGCGTCGAGGCCTGGACGCAACAGCCCCCAGGTTCGTACGGAAAGCTCTGGAGGACGGCATAGAGCCCCTACGCCGTACGCTTCCCACGATCAAGGCCCAGGTATCGGAGAACGAGTATAGTAAGGCTTTGGGGCGTCTTCTCGAACGTGGTGCCGATGCAAAAACGGAAGTAGACCTGGGGATTGGGACCGGGCCCCACGTATTCGGCAACCTTGAACGTATGGGAGAGACGGAGCTCTCGGCAGTCGTCGACGAGACCTCCAAACAAGTAGCAGCGAAGAACCCAGCGATCGACCTCCTAGAGTGGACTCTAAGCCCAGCACACGGCGGGCGTCACGCACCGGACGCGTGCGACCTCTTCGCACAGGAAGACCTCCACGGCTTCGGAGGGGGCCTGTATCATCCCAGCTACATTCCCTCACAACCGCACCCTCGTTGTAAGTGCTCTGTCGTGGCGGTGCTCAAATCACCGGAGAACTGGGGTACCAGGCGACCGGCTCCCGATCGTCCTGCAATCGAGCCCCAGGCTCTAAAGTCCCGCATGAAGCAGTACAGCGGAGACAGGACCGTCACAGACGCCCACGCAGAGAAACAAGCGAAGGAGATGCGGGACGTTATCGGGCTCGTACACGAGTCCCCTAGAGGCTGACCACCCCCCTCCCCATTTGTTTATATATAAGTACGTGATCTCCACACGGAAACCCCGGAGACGACCACGTCACGCACGACGGCTAGCGCCTCACAGAGGGCGCCCACACAAGTCTCCTCTGGCTACATATTGGACCCCACACTATGCCCATCGTACGGCTCGAAAACGAAGACGGCACAGAGAACGAAGTCGAAGTCCCGGCCTCGGCAATCGAGATCGGTGAAGACGAAGAGCTCACAAACGAAGAGCTCCCCGACGGCCTCGTCACGCAAGACACGATCAACGAGGCGATCTCGAACCGGCTTCCCCGCGCTTACAAACAGACCCTTGAAAGCGTGGGCCTCGATCCCCAGGAGTACACGGACGAAGACGGCAACGTCGACCTCGACGGCCTCGACCCCGACACACTCTTTAAGTCTCTCGCAACAGACCGTGGGATCGAGCTCCGGGAGGACGGACGGCCCAAAGGCTCTTTGAAGGATGACGAGATCCAAGACCTACAGGAGCGGGCCTCCAAGTACGAAAGCGCAAAAGAGGAGCTTGAAGACCTCCGGCAGAAAGACCGGACACGGCGACTCAACGAGGCGTGGGAGAAGGTCAAAAAGAACGCCCCTCCGATCCGCGACGGTGCGGAAGAGATGCTCCGTCGGCAGTTCGAGGACAGCGTCACGATCGAAGACGACACGGTTGTCCCGGTTGACGAAAACGGCAACATTCGGCGCAACGAAGTCCACGCCCCCGAAGACATCACAACCCTCTCCGACGAGCTCCCCACAGCCCACAGCTTCGCTTTTGAGAGTACGAAGATGGAAGGAGGTCCCGACGACGACCCCGGCAGTGGATCGTCTGGAGGACGCACCTACACACGCGAAGAGTGGGAGTCCAAAATGGAGGACGCCGCAGAGCTCTCAGAGGACGAGTACAACGAACTTCGTAGCGCCCTAAAAGAGGGGCGAGTTACCTAATCACACCACCACATCTTAAACGATGAGTTCAGCCACAGAAACACTTCTCACCGGCTCTCTGGAGCGGAAGCTCCGTCACGAGCAGCTTGCAAACGGCATTGCAAACCGGAACTACGAGGGCACCCTCGGGCCGGAGAGCTCCGTGAAGGTCACAATTGCCCAGAGCGGTACCGTTCAGGACTACACGGGCGGCGCTATCTCGATTGAGGAGAACGTCGACGCCACCCCGCGCACGATCTCCCCAGACCACAAGAAAGCCTTTGCCTTCGTTCTCGACGGCTCTGAGAACCTGGAGGCGTACGCGGAAGACTTCGCAGGCGAGACGTTTGCGGAGGTCCTGGAGCAGGCCGATAAGTACATCCTCACCAACGCCTCCGACGCGGGCAACAACTTCGACTTTGACCAGTCGATTGCTTCCCCTGACGTGTCCGACCTCTTCGGACAGGCACAGGAGACGCTCAACAACGAGGGTGTGCCCCAGGCCCAACGGTTCGCAGTCGTTCCGGCCTCTACTGCACGGCTCGTGTATGACGAGATCGCTGCACGCGGCACGGAGCGCGGAGACGAGGCCCTCATGTCGGGACTGATTGGCCGTTACTACGGCTTTGAGGTCTATGGACGGCCTACGAGCTTCTTCGACGTCACCGGCACAAGTGAGATTCGTTCGCTCTTCGGTTCCCGCTTCCACCAGACATATGCGGACACGGTTGTCGACCTCCAGGTGATTGAGAACGCGCCCGGCTACCCCGGCGGCACGGTGATTCAGGGCCTCCACGTTGCGGGCTCGACCCTCACGCAGCCGAACGGTTTCGTCGAAGCTCAGATCACGGAGTAAGCTAGATAGAGGATAGGTGAGGCCTATGTAGGCCTCACCTCCTCACAACAGCCTGTCTTTATGCGCCCCAAGATCCTCACAGAGGACCTCTTCAGCCGCTTCCTAGCGGACAGTGTGATCCTCGATTACCTCCGCGACGTGTCCGACCTAGATGCGGACCTTTCCACCGCGGACGAAGGGCTTGTGGACGCACGCAAAGACCTCCGGCTCTACGTCTTCTCGATCGAGCGGGAAGTCCTGTCGAAGTTCAGCAACCGAAGCGGTAATCAACCGCTCGGTGCTTTCGGCGTTCTTCGCGGCCTCGGTGTTCGGCTTCGCGGCTACCGGGAAGTCACAGAGCAACAGATCACGGACGGCACGGAGCCGACGCTCCCAGACGGTACGAGCTATGAGGCCGGAGATCCGAATCCGAAGACGATGGATACGGACCTCCTTTTCGCGCTTCGCAAAACGATCGCAGACGTAGCGGAGCATGACACCGGCCTCCCACCTCGACACCTGGAAAGTAAGTCACAGGGAGGGAGCTCGGAGACATACAACACCGCACGACGTCCGACGAGCCTATACCGACACCTTCGTCCCTTCGACACACGTAGACTCCGCTTCTGAATGGGTCTCGTATCGACCTACAATAACGCGCTTGAAGAGGCCCTCCACAAGATCGGGGGCCTTATGGTCAAGCGCATGGAGCAGTACCTAAGAGACGAAGGGAAGGAGGTCACAGGCGACTTACTGCAAAGCCTGGGCTATGAGATCGGGGAAGACGAGATCGTCTTCTATGCCACCGCAAAGCACGGCTATTGGGTACACGAGGGCACCGATCCACATTGGCCCCCACCTGGGGCCTTGACGAATTGGGTGCAACGTGTAGGCTTCGCTCCAGGCCTCTCGATCCGGTCGAGGGACTATCTCGCACGGAAGTCGATCGCAGAGACGGGCACCTCGGCGTCTCCCTTCATTCGGGAGCCCCTTGAAAGACGTGCCGACGACATTGCGAAGCGACTAGAGGCGCGACTCATCAACGCACTAGAAGACGAGCTCAATGGATAGTCTCCTCAAAGACTTGGAATCCGCAGCGGACAGTCTCCTCGTAGACTTGCCGGTGCAGGACGATCCACTCGACGAAGACGACGCCCCGTGTGTCGTGGTCGAGCGGGAGACAGTCAATCCCGACAACAATAACCCCTTGCAGCTTAGTGGACAGTCCAATACGGAGGTCTTTCTGGCCTACCCTTCGGGCTTCCATTGGGAAGATATTGAACAAGTGGCCGGAGCCTTTATCAACGCCCTCAAAGAGCAGGCCCCAGCTACCAACATCACTTCAATCGAGCTCGGTCGGGGCGCGTCCGGTCTACGCCTCGTCAAGCTCCAAATCCAGACGGGGACAGGACTGGATCTAACCCCTCTCCCCACCGACTTTAGTTACACATACTAGGATACTATGTCCGACCCGACAGTTACTTCTCAGTACGATTACAAAGCAGGACAGGGCGGCTCTTCGTCCATCCAGATTGGCCTTGAAACGGCCGACGAAGCCGCGGCAGCCTGGGGCGTTGGTTCGTCCCACCCTCTCGCAACCGCAGGCTGGCACGAAGTCTCTCCGGCCCTCACAGGCGGCTCTCTCGGGCGCAGCCGGAACGTAAATAAGGTGCGTCTGGAGAACGACGTGGAATGGGTGGAGATCGTCGACGATGACAAGATCGTCGTAACGAACACCTCCCTTGTTGTCGACCCTCTCCGCTTCAACCTTCTGGAGTGGATGGAAAACAACTATTTCAAGGTCCGCTACGCCCTCCCGACGCGCCCCGACGGAGGTTACAAAGAGATGGACATCGACTCCACCACCACGGACAACATCCATCCGGTGGCTCATTGGTGGATGCTTCCCCGCGTCTCGGCCTCTAAGGAAGAGTGGAGCATGGACGTAGAGAACGGCTCCCAGCGGGCCCTTCAGGTGGTTCTTGAAGCCTCCAAGCCGACACAGGCGAGTGAACAAGACATCTATTTCCAGGAGCTCCTACCGCTCGACACGTCGCAGACCGTGACCACGGAAGCGGATCGGGCTCTACGCGCAGACTGGAGCGTCACTCCGTACAGCGATTACGCCGACTCCGCAATTTAATAGGAGCTACCTATGAGCTACCTAGAACAGCTACGGTTTTGGGTGTGGGAGCGTCTTGGGGCGTTGGTGGATCTTATCCATCCCGGATACCTCACCGCGGACCCCACGCCCCGACGCGTGCAACGGTTTTACGACCTCATGCACGAGGTACAGGGCGGGCCCGAAGAGGCGGAGGTCCTTATGGAGACCCCACAAGGCCCCGTCGACACCTCCCAGATGGCAGAAGCAGAGAAGCAAAAGGGCGAGGACGAACGGGCGGCAGAGAAGGCCCAGGAGATCCGCAACGCCTTCATGAAGGAGGACCGTCTCGAAGAGCTTGCGGACACTGTTCTCGACCTCCCCAGGTGGAAAGACCCTGGGGACGTGCCTCTGAATATCGTTACCCACGGCACGGTGGTTTTTATCGTGGGATACAGCAAACGCATAATCGAGCTGACCGGCACGCGAAACGCCACGGAGTAAAGCGGTCAAACAGTGGCGGCGGCACCCTGAACTTGGGGGCGTTGGCTGTATCCCTCTCTGACTCGACCGGCATCTCCAGGAAAGAAGCGATGGGGATGGAATACGGCGAGTTTCTCATCTCCTATCAAGATGCGCTCCTAGTCGCAGAGGAGCGCGAACGTCAAATGGACTAGTGCTATGTCGATCCGTATTCCAGTCAAACTTCCAGGGGCTTCTCAAGCGGAGAGGTCTCTGTCTGGACTGGACAAACAGACGGACGCGCTCACGAAGTCCCAACGCACCCTCAAAAAGACCACCGACCGTACGAGCAAGTCCCTGGGAGGCCTAGCGGACAAAGCGGACGAGGCCGGGAGCGCGGCAAAGGAAGCAGGAGACGACGCAGAGCGGGGGATGAGCGGCGTTCCTAGTGCTACGAAGCGGGCAGAAGCGGGGATGGATTCCTACGCTCAATCGGCCCGACGAGCACAAGCCGCAAGCTCCGGGCTCAGTCGAGGCGCAAAGTCTACGGCTACTAATCTTAGCTTTGAGTTAACACAAGCGACGGCTGACGCGAAGTTCGGATTAGTGGGCCTAGCTAATCAGATCCCCCTGATTTCCGAACAGTTTACAAGACTACAGAGCCGCACAGGAAGCACCTCTGGAGCACTTGGAGCCCTCTTCTCAGCGATCAAAGGGCCCACCGGCATCATTGCGGCCCTTACGTTGCTGCTCACCTTCAAAGACGAGATCGTTGGTTTCTTTAGCTCCTTCACAGAGGGAGCGGAGACCGCAGAGGAGAAGACGAAGGCCCTCAAAGAGGCCACCTCCCAACTGCTAAACGTTGATCTCGGCTTCGACACGAAAGCGATCGACGACCTCGACCGGGCCCGTGAACTTCTGGGCACAATCCAGGGGCAGATTACAGAGATCGAGGGCCTGGAGTCTCTACAAGAGAAGTTCGAGTCCGATCGTCCTGCACGAGTGCGGACGCGTGACGCGGAAAGGGTCTTCGATCAAGTCGAAGTTGCCCAAGAGCTCGTTGCGTCTGGACGTGCCGACTCCTTCGACGAACTCGGGGACGCGGGAGACATTGCCCAGGCTCTACAGGAAAGCGGCCTCACACTCCAGGACCTACGTGAACAAGGCCTGGGGATCATCAACGAGGAGCTTGAAGCGCGTAAGGCGCAGCTCCCTGTTCTCCGGCAGCAGGAGAAGCGGCTACAGGCGCAGATCAACCAAGCGGAGACCCTCCGCAGCGTGTACGAGCAGCTTCCCCAGGACCTACGGGCAGACGACGAAGAGGAAGAGACGGAAGACTCGACATCCTCGACGACCTCGACGAGCTCCGGCTTTACGCCGCGGGCACAGGAGGCAGCGCGGGCGTTCGGGCGGCTCCGTAGTGAGCTCGCACTTATCAACCTCAAACCCTTCCTCGACGACACACAGAAGTCGGCACGTAGGGTCGAGCTCGCACGGCAGGAGGTCGAGCGTCTCCAAGCAGAAGGCAAGCTTCTTAGTGAGGAGGCCCTAAAGGGCTTCATTCAAGACCTGGGGCTCTCTCAGCAGGAAGCACAGGAGCTCTTACAGGCCCTACGTGGGACGCGTGAGGAGGCTTCTAGGCTCGAACGAGCAAAGGCACAGGCTCAGAACATCGACGCCGCGGGCGTTCTCCCAGAAGAGGAAGCGATCCGACGTAAACGCAACCTCTACCGACAGGCCCGTGACGCCGCAATTCAGGCGGGCAACGTCGACGAAGCACGGGCGGCCCAAGTACAGCTTGACGCGCTTCCGAAGCGTGTGGAAGAGGAGACGGCCGGTGCATTTGAGCAGGGCTTTTCTAGCGGCCTACAGAGCGGGATTAACCAGGAACTCCAACCGCTCTTCGACACGATCGAGAACGACTTTGCGCGGGCTCTTATCTCCGCAATGGCACAGGCCGTCGTGTCCGATGCGGCGAAGGAGCTTAGTGATGTACTCTTCAACGGCTCCGACGGGAGTGGTCTGTTAGGTCTCTTCGGATCAGCCCAAAGCGGCCCGGCAAGACGCCCACAGGCGGCGTTGGGACTTGGGGGCACGGCAACCAGCGGGGCGGCAAAGACGGCAACTAAGAGTGGTGCGGCGCAGTCGAGCGGGAACCTCACAGGCCTAGGACGGGCAGGCCTCGGCGCAGGACTCGGCACGGGCCTAGGACAGGGCGTGCAGCAGGCTTCCGGCTCCAAGGTGGCCGGAGCTCTCACAGGCGCAGCGACGGCGGGACTTATTGCCGCGACAGGCGGCGCCGGGATTCCTCTGATCCTGGGAGCGGCAGCACTTGGCGGCCTGGGAGGATTCTTTGCCGACGGGGGACGCCCTCCAGTTGGCAAACCCTCCGTCGTAGGGGAGCGCGGCCCCGAACTCTTCGTCCCTGACGAGCCCGGTACGATCGTTCCGAATGGGGCTCTCAGAGCTCCGTCTCTACCTCCAATCCCTTCGGGGACAGGCGTGCGTAAAGCGATTGAGGACCAGACGAGACGACTAGAACAGGTACAGAAGAGCGTAGAGCTCAGAGCAGACCGACGCACGAAACGCCGCTTTGTGGAAGACGCACAGCAGGCCGTAACCGAAAGTCGCGCAAGCATTAGGGACCAAGCGTAATGATCGAACTCCTTATCCACGACGGTACGAGTGCCTACACCTACGGCCCTGACCGGCTTGTAGAACAATCCGCGTCTGTCGAGACGCAGATAACGGAGTACCGTGTGGAGCTTGAAGACATTCAGCTTACGATCTTGCCGGAGGGTGAAGGCCCGAACGCGACTCCAGAGCTTGCCGGGTATAATGACATCACAGACATCCCCGACGACACTATTTGGCGGGCTCAGGTGCAACGTCGTGGTGGTGAGGTGCTCCTAAACGGCGCGGTTCGGTGGGAGGATATTGATTACGACGGCAAGACGAAGACATTCGGCCTCCGTGTGTACGACCGGGCCTCGGCCCTCTTTCAAGAGGAGGCAAACAACTACTACGTCGACCGTCTCGCAAAGAAGCGGTACGACGACGACGGGAGTGTCCCACGACTAGACCCCAAACGGATCACCACACACGTCCGACTCAAAGGACGGTGGGACTCTGTGAGTGACAGTCTCGACTCCAGAGACGCGTACGGTGTGGAGAATTGGAGGTACCACCGGCTCACCGACATCCTCGACCACGCAATCTATGAGGTGGGACAGCGGGCAGATAGTTTCTCAGTCGACACACCTGGGGACACCTGGGACGGCAGTGAGACCCCGCTCGGAGGCTTTCCCCTTAACGCCTCTTTGGAGCTCGTGTCGAAGGATGAGACGAACTTCTCTGTCACGGTGAAGGATACGTCTTCAAACAGTTCGTCGGGGATCGACACCGTACAAGTCGATTGGCGTGATGGGAGTACGAGTAATAAGAAGTCTCCGGGCTCTCAGTTCTCCCACACGTACGGATCGAGCGGTCTGTACCGTGTGGATCTTATTGTCATTAGCAACGACGGCCTAAAGGATCGGACGACGTTGTGGGTGTCTTTGGACACCAGCGGGAGCGACACCGGGGGAGGTGGTGGAGACGACGGTGGTGGTGGAAACAACAACGAACCTCCGGTGGCAAGTTTTGATGTGACTGGACAGGATGGTTTTGTAGTTGCTGTACAGTCGACGGCATCCGACCCCGACGGAGATATTGAGACGTACAAATGGTATTGGCCGGACGGCAAAACCACCACCGGTTACTCAGCGGACTTAGATCACAACCTCAACGATGCAAGCCAAATTGATATAACACACGAGGTTATAGACTCCAACGGGAACTCCGACAGTGTTACCAGAACGATCGGCAGGGCCCCAAGCGGCGGCCCGTCTGGACCGATTTCAGGGGTCCCGTTCGCACGCTCCAAGACCTTGACTGTGAAGTCGTCGGTAGAGTACCACACACGCGCTTCAACTTCCGAATGGCCGGAACCGGTTTGGGAGCTCAAGTACGACAAAGCGGACGGGCCTGTCTCGTTTGGATACACTCCCTGGATCGGTGGGGCCGGATACTTTGGCCTCCCAGGTTGGACGGTTGACGCCTACATTCAGGAGGTGCTTAAACTGACAGGGTGGCGTATGCGGGTGCAGTTCACGAGCTTCCCAGAGCGTCGGATCGTGCTCCGGTTCTTCCCTCAGGAATGGGACGGACCCCGGCAGGCAGTAAACAGGCTCGACGGAGAGGCTACAAAGGAGGGATGGGGCATCCGTGCGGGGCGTAGTGTGGAGTCCTGGGGCATCAAGCTAAAGGGAGACCCTGACTCCGTACCAGACCCGACAGCGTTGGAGTTCGTCACTAGAAACGACAACCTAGCAGACGGGGAAACACCTGTCTACTTTGGACAGGCGGCCCCGTGGATGTTCTGGGGCGCGTCGGAGTGGGACGCGGTCGAATCCAGTGTCACAATCCAGGATGAAAAGAGTGAGACGGGCGGCTTTGCGAACGGGACGGTCGACGACCCTCGTGAGATTGACCTCGACAAAGTCGTGGAGTCGAAGTTTCGTCTCCCTGCAATACGGCACGTCGAGTCGAGTGCGACACAAGATAACCCGTACGTGAGGACCGGCTTTCCTCTACACCCCCAGGCGTTCAACTCCAATACAGACCTAGAGGGCTTTGTAGAGTACGACGCGGGGGAGGACTATTACGGCATAGCACGTCCCCCTGTGAAGCGTAACGAAGACTTGGGAGACGACTCCGTCTTCATTGTGGACCCGTTCTTTAACGGAGGGGGAACGTCCCTCTACAGTGAGACCGACCCGTTCGGAGCGAACCGTCAAGTAACGTACGCCACAATCCACCGTCGGTATTGGCCCCGGCAGACAACGAGGCCGGAGGCAGACTTCAACGTCTCGACGTTTGTGAACGCCCCCAGGAGAGAAATAACAGTCGAGTTCGACGGAGACCCTACAGGGAAAGAGCTTCATTGGTACGCTCCGTCGGCACGGATTCCCTCCTACCGATTCAACAACACGAACAACACGATGGAGGAATCGGTGATGCGGCGCGGCACCGGCCCACACACGTTCTCTTACATCGGGCCTGGAGTGTACGACATTCGCCTTACTGTCATTGACGAGAACGGGGGCGTTTATTGGCGCAACCGTTCAATCCCACTCGACACCACAGGGACGATCTCTGACGAGACAGCACCGACACACATAACCAGTGACGCAGAGATAGAGAGTCTTGATGTAATCACACCGGCAACGGCTCGGGCGGCCTACCAAAACCCCACACTACGGCGTACAGACCTCCAGATCCTAGAAGGGAGGTTCACGACGGAAACTCCCTCTATTGGAGACCCGACCGATCGGTATGAACTAGACGGGAATCAGTGGTTTGCGCAGCGGTTCGTACGGGACTCGAAGACGGACGCACTCGACATCGAAGCGGCCCGGCCTACGCAGATCCCAGGACACAAACCGGCTAGCCCCAGCAGAGAGCCCGACGGATGGACAGCGGGGCCTAACTTACTTGATGAGGAGAAGGAGGGATGGACGATCGCAAAGGGAAGCCTCAGCGCGACGTACCAAAACCACAAGATTGATGGATCGGGAGGGGATTGGTTCCTCGTTGCGACGTGGAAGCCACCGGAGCAACAAGTAGCACACCTAATCGGGTATATCGTGATTCTAATGGCCGGTACGTGGGCCTCTAGGACGCTCTACGTTCCCGGCACTTCCATTGCGTACGATATGCGCAACGTCACGGACTCGAACAGTAGTCCTCACACGTCGGCAGGGGCACAAACGAACAACCCCAGGACAGAGGTATCGGTACGCCCGGTTTCGGCAAAGTACTACGTTGGCTCCCCGATCTTCGTACACGCCAACTCGCCTTAGTAGATAGGACCTAGATATGCAGCTTAAAGGCCCCCTCAAACTTAACAGTCACGAGCTCTACGCCGCGAAGGACGCTCCAGTTGAAGCCCTCTGGACCGACGAACGGGAGAAGAGTGGACGCCTCTTAGAGGCCCTCGACGGGACGAAGCGGTATATCGGGCCCCCCCGCTTCCGTGGACGCTTCAAGTTCGGCTTTGACGGGCTCACCTCTGACGAGGCTCTACGTGTGCTCTACGAGCTCCGCAACGGTACGCTCAACCTCACGCCGCGTAAGAACATCGGTGGGGGAGGCGCAATCGACTACGACGGAGACGGTATCCCGGATCTGATCCTACAGGAGACTTCCCTTCCTGTACGTGTCACGTCCCCTATTCCCTCTACGTCGGATCTCAGTCGGCAGGCCGGGGGCGACGTTATGCACCGGATCGAGGTCGAGTGTGAGACGATGCAGACGTACGAGGAGATCCCCGGCCTCACGACGCCTCCGGTACTCACCTACAAGGCCTACGCGTTGTACACCGACCCCGACCCTACAGACGCGTGGACGGTGGGCCTCAACGTTATGCCCCAGATTAAGATGTATGTCGACTGGGACGACGGCACCACCGAAACGGGATTCAATCCAACACACACCTATCCACCGGACGGCGGGCCGTACGACATCTCTGCGGTGCTCTACACCTCCAAGCTCGACAACCTAGGTTTCTCCGGCGGCCTTGCAAACCCAGAACCGCGCTTTGATCCGATCCGCGTCGACGTCACGCAGACGGACTTCAGCGGGATCACCGTAGACACCTTTGGCCCGGAAACCGGACAGGGGCAGACCATCGGCACGCTCAACAAGGCTCCGAAGGAGGTCTCTTACTGGCAGACTAGCTTAGGCAGTAACATCGATTACGACGCCGTGCAAGTACCACGGTCGGTGTTCAACTTTCTATCCGACGGAGGGCCGGGGCCTCGTGGAAACGTAAACGACCTCCCGGCAGATCAGGAAGAGTTTGTTCTGGAGGACGCCTCGTTTAGCTCAAATGTGATCCAGACGGGCGGGCCCATCGGTCCCTCGACGACAAAGTGCAGACTCCTTCGTGCTAACGCCGTTTTGGGGAGTGATTTCAAGTCGGAGACGATCGACAACAACGGCCCGGCCCCAAACGTCGAGGTCTTGACGACTGACCGCTCACAAAGCGGGATTGCAGAGCTTATGCGGACGATGCGTAAGCTACAGATCATCAATATAGGACCGCGGTCGAGCCTCGATCTGTCGGGCGTGAATCCTATCCCCCCGACAACAACCGAACTCGGAGCGGGTAGGGGGTTTAACCTCGTTGGGGCAGGCTCTACCTTCGGGTGGCTCACACAGCTGGACCGCCTGAGCTTCAACTCGGACGGGGAAGGTAATCTCAGCAAGGCTCTATCCATTACCAACGGCGTCCCGCAGTATCAGAAGTTCTGGGATGGGCTCTACAACAACCGCACCGGCCTAAAGTCTACTCTCGACGTGGCTCTCCTCCAGTACCAGGACAACGGGCCTGGGGAAACTCCACGCGTCTGCACGGCAACACAGGCGTCGGAGCTTTGGCGTATGATTGGGCTCTACTCCTACCACCCCGACAACGGTGGGGAAAGCGTCCTCGACTACGTGCAGAGCCTCAACCTCTCCAACATTCTCAGCTTCGATACGAAGAGCTACACCTCCGACTCCGTAACCTTCGACTGGAGCCTCTATAAGAAGAGCGAAAACGACGGCTCCGACTACGGCAAGACGCGACGCCCATACGTCTACGACGACACCAACACCAATGAGCCGGAGGTGTGGATACACCGGCAGGGAAGCAACGAGTGGCTCCCTCTCTTCCAACCAGGGCAGCAGTTCCGGTTGCGGGGCGCGACGACGGATAAGCTCTTTGAGATTGCCTCCCAGAGCTACGATCCCACCACGGACGAGCTCACCCTCACGATCGACACGGGCTCTACGCAGAGCGGCGTCTCGACTTCCATTCCCGAAAACGGCGAAGTCGTGTACGGCTTCTACTTCCAGAGTCAAACGTAAATAGATAGGATATACCTATGCACCGCACAGCAATCATTCCACTACAGGAGCTCCCCGAAGACCCCTCCCGCACGGAAGACGAAGACGGAGGCCTCGTGAGCGTCTACGTGTACCTGGACAACGGGTACGGAGAGCTCCGACGTGTGGACACAAACACGGCAATCAACGCCTCGACGATGCAAGGCCCGATCGAAGATCACCTCCACGACTTCAACGAAGTGTAATGCACACATACACCACCAAAGCAGGCACCACAGCGCGGCTCAAAGACAGTAGCGTCGACCTGGAGGGTACGCCTCAGCAGGAAGCAATCCTCGACGCAGCGGGCCCGCTGTACGCCCTCACACCCCAGGACCTAGTCGTGACGAGCGCGAACGACGGGACGCACTCCGTCGGCTCTCTTCATTATGAAGACCTGGCCCTCGACCTTCGTGTGTGGAACGTACCGGATCACGAACGCCTTGCCCGCAAGCTACAACAGAGCTTAGGCACGGCGTACGACGTGATTGCAGAGTGGCGCATACACGACGGAGATCGCACACCCTCACACATTCATGTAGAATACGACCCTAGCTAGACAATAGCTGAAACCTAACTATGCCCGATCCCACCGACTTACTGACGTCCGCGAAAGCGTGGATCACTATCCTCTCCACGCTCACAGGTGGGATCGTTGTACGTCTCTGGGATACCTACCTTCGCGGCACACGGCAAGACGCGGAGCTGTCTCGGCAGATAAGAGACGAGCTCCGTGGGATGCTTGAAGACGAGCGCACGGAACGCAAAGCCCTCGACAAGCGCGTTGCGAAGCTAGAAGATCGCGTCGACGAAGAGCGTGAACGGCGCATCGTGGCGGAGCGCCAAAACGACGTGCTTCAAGCAAAGCTCGACCTCGTGATCCGGCTACTGAATGATATGAGGGAGGAAGAAGGACTGGCACGGCTTGGAGAGGAAGAGCTCACGATTCTTGCAATGGACTCCGACGCCGATGATCCAACTTCCAAGTAACCTGACACCGGCCCTCTTGGGCCTCCTCTTAGGAGCTCTAATAGGTGCCGGGGCTAGCTACTTACTACTCAACGAGCCGGAAGCGCGGCCCCTGTACGACGGCCCCGGACTCCAGGCTGTCGAGCTCAGTCGGTGGTTGGCCCCAGAGGATACGAGCGGGCAGGAGACGCCGCGTACAGAGATCCGATACAGGACCGTACGCGACACCGTGCGGGACACTCTTTTCGTCCCCACGTCCCTCTCCGACGGAGTCGTCTCCGATCGGACGCCCCTGGACATCACGGAAGACCGGGCCACCTGGACGTACTACGATCCCCAGGAAAGGCGATTCGAGCAACGTGTTTTTGCGGTGCCCCAGGACGCCCTAGAGCTCTACGCTCACGGCCTCGTAAGGGCCTGGGCTCCCCTGGACAACGTCTCTCCACGTCTCGACCGTGTGTACCTGGGGGCAGGCCTGGGGCTTAGGTACAGGCGGCTCAGAGTCCACATTAACGCACTCACGACGCCCACACTGTCGGAGCAGCGTGTGAGCCTGGGGCTCTTGTACCGCTTCTGACAGAGCAACCCCGACAACTTCGGGGTTGCCCCCACCCCTTTCAACACCTCTAAACGGCGATTCGGAGGGTTAGCCCCACACATTGTGGGGTACCTCGTATTCCGTCTCTGCACTTCTGGAGGACTCCCACACCCTCCCCATAATAGTTATACACAGTCCCAACCTAGGCCCGCGACCTCATGGACACAGCGCAGCACTTCCCCTCCCACCTCTCTCCTACAGATGACGACTACGACGGCTATCCTCATCACTTGACGATGCGCGAAGCGCAGGCCCTAGCGGACCTCTACTGCGTGCAGGGGGAGACGATGGCCGGGGCGTCGGAGGAAGCGGGGATCTCCCTTACTTCCTTCAAGGCCTTTCGCCGGGCTCACACACTCCGCAAGGGAAAGGCCGTGATAGTAGACGAGTCGAGTACGATTGGAGAGGCAGTCGAGCACTTCACGGAGGAAGCGAAGCGGCGGGAAGTTGATCGGAAAGCGCGTCGGCAGCACAGACGGGAGAAGGACCGGGCAGCGCGGAAGTGGTGGAGCGTAGAGGAAGCCCTAGAGGACGCCGCGGCAGGCTTTCGGGAGCGTGAGTACGAGCCCCCACGTCCCACCGTTCGCATCTCTCACACGCCGACAGAGCCCGCGTCTGTGCTTATGAACGCACAAGACTGGCACATCGGTAAGCGTCCGAAGGGAAGCCCCGAAGGTTGGACGAGCTCGTACGTGCAGAGCCTCAAAGACGCCTTTACGCGGTCGATCGAGAAAACGGTACGGGGCTATAAGCTAGATAAACTCTATCTAGTCACAGGCGGGGACCTTATCCACGTCGACAGTAAGAACGGCACCACGTCGGGGACGCCCCAGGACACGACGTGTAGCCCCTCCGACGCTCTGGAGGAAGCTATTGCCCTTGTGGTGTGGTGCGTCGACTACGTGCGGGCCTTGAACGTGGACGTGGAGGTGCTCACGGTCAACGGGAACCACGATCGTGTACTCTCTCAGGCGGCGGGCTGTGCGGTTGCGCAGCGGTTCCACGACGCGGAAGACGTGCAGTGTCGTCGAGGGGAGCGGATCTATACGACGTACGAGGATCACCTCATTCTTGCCACGCATGGGGACATGAAAAAACGGCAGTGGAAGCAACTGCCCGGCCTTATGATGCGTGAGGCCCGCACGGAGCTCGCCTCGACGACGTGGCAGACGGTCGTGTCGGGACATCTGCATTTCCAGGCTCACGACCTAGCAGACGAGACAGGGACACTCTTCGCACAGGGATCGAGCCCCTCTCCTACCGACGACTGGCACCACCAGCAAGGGTATATCAGCCGCAAGGGACTCCAGACAATCACGATCGAGCCCCACACTTGCGCGGCAGTAACCCGGCACGAGCCTGTAGCGACACCCTCGTAAGGACACAGGCAACCCCTCCCTGCAACCTGGGGAGCCCCTAGCTACCAAGTAAGAAGCCCCTAGCTGTGTGAGAGCTAGGGGCTTTTGTTATTCACGGTCTTTGAGGTAGAGCCTGAGCAGATCCTCGACGACGAATTGCATGGTCTTGTTGTCGGCCTCGACAGCCTCCGCGAATCGCTCTTTGATCTCGTCTGCAATCTTCACGTTCATCTGAACGCGCCGGGGCTTCTCAAAATGGTCGTAGTCATCGGCATGGGGCCCGCAGTCGCGGGGACGTTTGGGGCCTTTCTCGTCTTCCTCAAAGCCCGCGTCGTCGGAGTTCCAGTCGAATGACGGCTTGTCGCTCATGTCGTGGTTCCTTTGCTTTCAGTAGAGAGGTTGAAAAGATCGGCCGTAAGTGCCTCGTAATCCTCCCAGGCCGTGGCGTCGGGGCAGTAGGACGACGGGAGCTCAGAGGCCGTTTCCGCTTCCTGTAGCTGCACAGTCGAGCGTACAAAGTGGCGAGACGCCTTCTCCCCTAGCTTATCCTGGAGGTCCTGGGGGACCTGCTTATGCAGCTTAGAGCGGAGATCGACGTTGCACGCGAACGCTTTGCGTACCTCTGCACCTCCGATCCGGCGCGTGTAGTCGAGTAGGTGTACGAGCCCGTCCACGGCTCCACGGCCCGGCGCGACGGGGCACAGTACGTCGTCACTGGACATAAGCGCAGCCGTGACGAGCTTCCCGGCCTGGGGCGGTGTGTCGACAAGGATGTACTCGTATCCACTCACAGCGTCCCACAGGCGTTCGAGGCGTGCGGCAAGCTCCGACGCACGCTTCCCCGACGCCCGTTCCAGGCTCCGGTTTGCCGGGATTACGTCGAGACGATCGTGTACGCTCTTCACGTGCTCCCCAGGGTCAAAGTCTCCCACTAGGAGCTCACGAGCTCCCACGTCGCGCCCACATAGCCACGCGGAAAGCGTAGCCTGGGGATCGAGGTCGAGAACCAGTACGTGGCCCTCACGGGAGAGTACGTCGGCAAAACAGACCGCGGAGGTCGTCTTGCCCGCTCCACCTTTGAGATTGGCGATTGTCGTGTGCATAGGATCAGCTTGTAGCTTTAGTGTAGCTAGGAAGTAAGTACGAAGGAGGTAGCAGGATGTAAAGCTCAGTCGAGGTGAGGGCAGGCGTCGCGTATGACGCGTAGGTGTTCTAAACACGCTACCTCTGTGTGTCTCAAAGGCTTCACAGCCGTCTCTAAGGTTGTGCGTAAGCCGTGATCGTCTGCCCGTGCGGTGTACGCACCTCCCTCACCAAGAGTCCGAAGCCAAAAGCGTCCCCAGGCGTCCACCTTGACGATCGGGAAGGTGTGCGGCCCCTTTATGGTCCAACCACCTTCGTCGCGTGGCACGGCCTCGAACGTCGTGGTGTCGCCGGGATACTCCCCAACGAGCCCGTCTGTCGGGACCTCGAACCGGAACGCCTCACGCTCTACTGTACCCAAAAGCTCCACGTCCTCACAGGGCCAATGGAATGTGTGCACGCGCTCCCCTTCGACTTCCTTCGCGTAGCATACGCCCTCTGCCGACTTCACTACAGCGGTGAAGCTCTCATGCTCGATCACGGCCCGCTCGTATTCGTCGAGACTGTCAATGTCGACACCGCGTGGGACGTTCGTGCGGTCGATCTGCACGAGGGAGCCGGGCGTGATCTTCGTGGTCTCTGTCGTCGTGTTCATGGGCTTTCTGTATGTGTGTGGGTAATAGAAAAGCCCGGCCTGTGAGGGCCGGGCCGTGTAGGGATTGGCGGCCTCTAAAAGTCCGTCGCAACGCGCAGGATGGGGAGATCCTGTGCCTCACGACGATCGTTCAGACGCTCCAAGTGGGCGTCTGTGAGCTCGTATCTATTCTGAGACGTGAGGGTCTCAATCTCACGGATGTAAAACTCCGCGTCGAGCTCGTGCTCGGTGGCGACGATGAACGCGTCCCCGGTTACGTCGATGATTCGGATGTCGGCTTCGCTTGCGTCGTTCATAGCTCGTTTCTAGCTAGTAAGTATCTGTCTTGATGCGTTTCTTTAGACAGACACAAGGAAGCCGTGTTCCTTCATCGGACAACATAGTGTGAAGCTACAGTGAAACGACTTCGTACCGTGGCGTCTCGATCTTCACCTCTACGTCGAGGTAGATACGGGCGAGGTCACGGGCTACGGGCTTGTAGCGACTTGCGGCGCCGTTCAAGGTCTTGTAGACGTGCGTGCGGTCGATATTTTCGTTATCGCGTAGGTCGGAGACTCTACGGGCGGCCTCTGCGTAGGTGTCCCCGGTGTCTTCGCGGGCCTGCTGAATCGCTGTCGTGAGTTCGTCTAGTGATTTCGTGTTCATGGATCTTAGCGGTATTTTGCGTGTGTGAGTGGGCGGTGTCTGTCTTGATGCAAGGGCTTAGATGTGTGAGTGAGCTAGGTGTTCCCTAGACGGACAACATCATCAAAGAGTCTTCACAAAGGAGCAACCCTCCCGATTGGGGGGTTGCTCTACCCCCCTTTCAACGGCGAGAAACGGCGATTTGGTGGGTTATCCCCGGAAGTTACGGGGTTGCCTCCAGACCCCACACAGCGGAGCTCGTCTTCGCGTGTGTGCGTCTCTACACACCACCGCTCGGGGGCGTTCACTCGCCTACGGCATCGTTCCTTGCCCCCTCTCTACCTACTGCCGTTATTGCAACGTTGTGTATGTCGGATCTCGATCAGCCATAGGTGGAGCAGCCCCGCCGCTAAGTCGATGAAAACCACGACTTTGCGGCGAAGGTGCACCACCTGTGACTGGCAACGCCGTGTAGAGGTCTGGAGAGCCGTCACAGCCGTCCGATCGAGTCCCCACGTCGGACGCTTGCCCGCTACTTTAAGACGCCTGGGGAGACGCCTGGGTCTGCGCTTCGGGCTTTCGGTGTACGCGACAGGTGCGACCACTGCCCCCGTTGTCCCTGTCTTGGGTGTCTTTAGAGTCTACCCCTGGAGACGCCGGACGTACGCAACGTCAAATACCTTGAACAACCCTCCGCACGTCGCTTGAATCCCCTATGACGCTACGGGGGCTTTACGGAACTGCTGGGGGAGAGAGGCTTAGAAATGGGTCGACACGGTTGGTTCACAATCGTTAGTCGGCTTACTAGTGTGAAGCTAGTGAGGTGTTACCGCGACGGACTGGTCCACTAAAACCGTGTCCGTCGTCGGCTCGTAAGGATTGGCCCCGGTCTGTACTCCAGGCCGGGGCTTTTCTATGTCAAGGCAAAGAGAAAGGGCTCTCAGCAGGAGCCCGCACCGATTAGGGGACGCGGTCTCCCCTTCCGATGTGAGAAGGAGAGCGCGGACTCGGCGCGAGTCCCTGCTCAGAGCCCCAAGCAGTTTGTTTAGTCGTATATGATCTCCACATCTTTACGCTCCCGATCGAGCTCGGCCCCCACCTTACTCGATCGTTCGTCACGTGCTGCACAGTAACGCTCTCACGCTCCCCAATGTCAAGTGCCACACTTCTGCCAATCTGTCATGTTGTCACGGTGAGTCTGGACGTGGGTAATTTCTACACACCGACGGCCGACACCTGGAGTCCGGCCGTAGTCGACTACGACGCCTCAGATTCGTCTCTAAGCGACGCAAGGGTGAGAGCTGGGGCAAGGTATGGGTTAAGGGAGATCGTCTGATCTGAGCCAATCTGAGCAACACAGCGAGCTCTGAGCACTCTTAGCGGGCCCGGATCTACAGAGGACGCCCCCAACGAGGTGCTCATTTGCTCTCAGACTGCTCAGGATGGCCTCTAAGAGCCGAACGGGGGTAGGCCTTGGGGTACCCCTTGCCTCGAAGAGTTAGGCCCGCAAATTGCCGCATGGGCGACTGTAGAGAGCTCAGAAAGCAAATGAGGGTGCAGAGCGACCCCAGGAAGCGCCGATACGTCCCCAGACGCCTCAGATTCGTCTCTAAGCGGCGATCTCTCCTAGCTAGTGGCTAGATACCAATTCAGGGAGATCGTGCGATCTGGGCAAGTCTCGGCAGCCTGCGCGGCTGTGAGGGCGTGTCTTGGGACAGGAATCCGGCTCCAGCCCGTCCGTGTGTGTCCGTGTGTGTTACGCGTGGGCGTGTATCGCGTGGACGTGTGCGTGTGTGCATTATGCGCGCATTAAGCTTCCTAGAATCGTGTAAGGCTCAGTCGGTCCTGTGTGGGGGGTTGTACCTTAGCTCTCCGGCTTCGGGAGAAGAGAAAGCAGGCGGAGGACAGGAGGTGAGGTTATGGGGAGATAATAGAGGGGGAGTGTGAGGGGGAGAAAAAGAGGGGAAAAGGAGAGGAGGCAGGAGGAGGATGAAAGAGAAGAGGGCCTCTCGCACGCACGCGTAACGCACGTACGCCGCACACCGCACCCAGCCTCAGCCCTCGACTCCAGGGCAGCAGGACCAGACCGCACCTCTCTCCGACACGAGCCTGTCCTGTCACTCTGACACAATGACACACAACGCCCCAGGTGTGTAACATTTACCCAACTCACGATGTACGGCACCACGACGGCCGTAGCCCGGCGCCTCACCTCGATCCCCTGAACGGCACACAGGCACACTCTCCCTCCGATACAGGCAACCTCTCCCCAGGTTACAGGGAGCCCCTCGCCACCTCACAGGCAGCCCCTCGACGTGACACAGGGGTACTCACAATGTGGGCACCCTTACGGACACCCTTGACGCTCTCAGCTTTTCATCTACTCTCAGAGGCTCCCCATGATAGATATACGCCACTCGACAAAAGACCCTCGACGACATGGACACACTCACACGCACATTTGACGAGCACGAGATACACATCACGAAAGACGACGACGGAGAGGTTTGGTTCGTCGCAAAGGACGTGTGTGATGCACTCACAATCTCCAACGCCACACGAGCGGTGTCGCGCTTAGACGATGATGAGAAGGGGGTAACTACTATGAAGGCGCGGTCAGGAGCCGTTAAAGGGCATCTTCGTGAAGTGAACATTATCAACGAGGCGGGCATCTACCGGCTCATCTTCACCTCTCGCAAGGACGCAGCAGAGCGCTTTAAGCGGTGGCTGGCCCACGACGTGCTCCCCACGCTTCGGAAGACCGGATCGTATTCCACGCAGCAGGAAGAGGAGCTCGACACCTCCACGGAGACACGTGCGCTCCCAGGCCACCGACTCCACTCCGCACCCCACACCGACGAGCCCGGCCTCGCACTCACACGGCCCCTCGTCATTATCGACCTGGAGACGACATCCCTCGATCCCCAGGAAGCGGAGATCACAGAGATCGCAGCCCTCCGTGTCGTCGAGCAACGAGGCGACCTCTACGTACAAGACGAGCTCGTAGAAGCGGACGTGGCCTTCGCGGGCATCGCAAAGCGGCTTGCCTATCTGCTACAGGATGCGGACCTAGCAGGCCACAACATCGCTCGTCACGACGTCCCCGTTCTTCGTCGTCACTTTGTCGACCTAGGATACCAAGGCATTCCAGGCCCCTCGAATCGGCGCCTTGTGGACACCCTCAAGATTGAGCAAATCGTTAACCCGCATACACTTGGGGCGACGTACGAGCGGCGCTTCGGGAGCCCGATCGACGACGCACACACGGCGGAGGTCGACGCTAAGGCGTCCTTCGACATCCTACTAGATCAGCTAGAGGATCTCCCCTTAGAAGGACACATAAGCAGTGGCGACATTGTATCTACGTATGAGGGAACTCTCGACAATAACGGACGTTTCATCACAGACGATCAAGGTTACATTGTGATGAACTTCAGCAAACACAAAGGGACGCGCCTAGTCAACGTTGACCGGGACTTCGTACAGTGGATGTGGAACAAAATCCCATCGACACGACCGTACATTGCGGAGGCGTTCAAGTAAGATACATAGAAGCTAGCTAGCCATGACATACAGCGAGACAGTAAGGAAATGCGTCGACTCGATCCCCTCACACGCTCACACCCTGACGAGCACCACCACGAAGTCAGTCCCCTCGACGTAGCGCATGAGATCGCACGACGTACAGGTAAAAAAGACCTCCTAGAAAGCCTACTCCAGACAGGGGAGTAATCACACCTTTCACCCACAGCACGATTAGAGGACACATAAGGTGTGCCCATAATAAGTATACACGACAGCGACACAAGACAGTGACCAAGTGAAAGACCTCAGTACAGAGCTCTCAGAGCTACTCGACGACCTCGACGACCTACAGACTCATCTCGACGACATCTCAGAGCGTCTCCGTAAGCGACGCGGGGAAGTCGAGCTCCTACGCAGCCTCATCAACTCCAACCGGCCCACACAGTGAGACCCGACACCTCAATCCGACTCCGTGAAGCCCGCGTCATTTTAAAACATGCACTACAGACGTACGACCGTCCGACCGATCTTGCGGTCTACTGTGTTTACGTCCGGCTAGGATGGAACGAGCTCCGTGCGCTCCTTTCCCGGCTCTCCCGTGACGGCTTCGACGTGCCGACGCACACGCCCGACATCCTCGACACAGCGAACCGTGTGGAGTCTCACCTAATGTCCTCTCTCAGAGACTAGCACCCAATGACGCCCTCACAGATACGACAACACGCGGACACGAGCCGGGACGAAGCGCACTACCTGGGGCAGATCGAAGATTGGCAGGAAGAGGCCTCCCAAGTAGCAGACGCGGAATCTCCGGCTGTCGCGCTCCGCTCGTGCCCGCCCACCAACGAACAAGCCTCTACGCTCTACTCCCTCTACGCTCTACACATAGAAGCTATCTACCACATAGCTGCAAAAGAGCTAGGACGTGCAGAGGACTCCACGCTTACACTCGACGACGTACTAGCGGAGACCTACCAACTGTTTCAGCTCGTGATGATCCGGTACGACGCGGAACGGGGATGCCTGGAATACTACCTTGCGAACGCTTTTCGGCAGTACGTACGCCGCTACGTGGAGCACACGACGCGTCTCACACAGGAGCTTCCTGAGTACACACCTGGGGACAACGGACTGGAGGGACTGGATTTTGGTGTCCCTACGCTTTTCGGGGAGCTTGTCGAGGAAGGAGAGATCGACGGCACAGCCGCGGAGGTCTGGAAACGGATTGAGACGATCTGAGCACCCCGACGGCCGATGTTTATATATAAGTAAGCAGCTGGTAGCAAAAGAAGCCCCTCACACAGACGACCACCAGCACTTCACGCCCCAGGCCTCACACCTGGGGCCGTCTGTGTATCTAGACCTTAGATATGTAAGCTATGACAGCACACAGAGCCCTCCCACAGTCCGACACCTGGGACCACACGTACCCTGTAGACACGATCATCGGACAGGCCCGATACGCAATCCTCCGGCCTGGGCTCGTCGAGCTCGTGATGGCAGAGACACAAGACGCGCTCATCACCACCACAATCACGTACGCGCAGGGGCTTTGCTACGCAGCAGACGCCACGATTGATAAAGACCTAGCTCAATCACAGGGTTGGGACTTTACACGTTCATGGCCCCGGTGTGAAGCACACTTGAAGCCCTAAGCACAAACTCACGACACCGGAAACAGGGAAGCTCAGAGACGAGCCGCACCCAACCTCGACAGAGACCACATACACACACTAAGACACCACGATGTCAAAGGAAGACAAAGACAACAACACCACCACCACAAGAAAGGCCCCAGACTTCGGAGCCCTCACAGAAGAACACCTCAGTGGGCTAGCAGAGGAGACCCTCTCCAAGTACGTAGAGAAGCACGGGGCCGTAGACGGTGTGAAGGCTATGACGGCCTGGGCATGGATGGAAGACCTCGTCACAAAGGGAGAGGCCTGGGAGCTCGATCGGTATCTACATGAAGCCCTTGAAGCGGAAGGCCTGGAACCTGGGGACGAAGGAGGCGCCGAACCTGGGGCTCAGGAGGGCAAGACTTTAGAGGCTCAGGGGAACGGTGAACTTGGGGACGGAGGGACCGGAGAGGTGCCGGATCTTGGGATTGAGGGGACGGGATCTGAGACGGAAGATTCGGAGGGTGATCCGGCTGGGGAGGGTCGAGACGGCGCCGATGCCCGCTCCGAGGGTCGCGCGCGTGGGGCCGGGCCGGAGGCCGGAGCCGGTGACGACGTCGACACAGAGGACCAGGAAGACGAGCCGGGCCCGCTCGATCCCGATTACACACCGACGTCACAAGACGACTTTGAGACGATTTGGGCTCACCTCTCCGACAACCAACGCCGCTATGTGCTGGCCCGACAGAGCCACTCCGTGAAGGCATACGCCGCGGAGCACGTAGATATACACAGAGACACAGTGTACGGATGGCCCGACTACGTCGAGGCGTGCGCCTCTAAGATGCTCGATAAGCAGAAAGATCAGATCGCATACGCCCTACAGAAGCTAGAGTACAAGGGCATACGGGAGTTAGAGCGGCTCCTAGACGACGGCAGAGACGAGCGTACGGTCCTGGAGGCTGTGCGGACGATCTTCAACCGCAACCGCGGCAAGCCGACGCAGAAGCAGCAGGTAGAGCACAGCGGCGGGATTGAGTTTGACCCGAACGACGAAGAGCAGGTGGAGGATCTCTTCAAGAACCTAGACGCCGATAGTTAAGGCTCACCACAGGAAAGGCCCAAACAGAAAACGAAAACTAACATTAATTAGTTTTCGTTATTCGGGGCTCCGATTGACAACTTGACAGGTGGTGATTTAGGTCACAGGACAGGTTCAAGACAGCCGGAGTTAAGGCGTCACGAGCCCCAGGTGTTCAGGCCTAACGGCCCAGGTACGCAGGCCTACCAACGCGGCGCGTTCGTTAGGGTACGCGTCACGGCCTCACAGCCTCCGGCCTCCCACCGGGCCGGGGCGGGGCCCCCAAACAGGGTCGGATTTCGGCCCCACCCCTTCCCCGATTTACAGATTCTCCAACTGACCCCAAACCGCGATGAACCGCAAAGAAGAAGAAACCACGCTCACCTACGACTACTACGACGACGTAGTCCGCTTCTACACGACTCGAAAAGGGGAAGCCAACCTCACAAAGAAGCGTCTCCAACCTGTCTCTGACGAGATCGAGTACACGGAGTACCGTAACGACGGGAAGGTTGTGGCCTGGGACTTTGTGATTCCTATGGACTACATAGCTAGGTACGCGGCGCAACTTTGCTTCACCTCCCGCAAGATCGAAGAGGACAAAGCTAAGGCCTGACGCTTCACACATAGCCAAAATCCAGAGCTCAAAACCCCACAAGCTAGGTAGCCTCTAGCTACTCATTCTAGCCCCCAGATAATGCAGCACAGTAAGTGGACAGACGGGATGTTGAAGCTACGGGAGCGTGTGCGTCACGCTTCCAACGCGGAGCGTGCCCGTGTCCTGTCACAGTACCCCAAGACCGCGCAACAACGGATTGCGGGCTCCCCATATATCTTAGCTCGTGATAAGCAGCTAGAAGCGATCGAGTCGGACGCCGACACGATCTTGATCCTGTGCGGTCGTGGTTGGGGCAAGGGATGGACCGGAGCCCATTGGCTTCTCGATCGCATACAGCGCGGGCACCGTGCTACGGCCGTAGTAGCAGAGACCGCGGCAGACGTACGAGACGACATCGTAGAGCCCGCGGAGATCGGCTCCGGTCTCGTGGAGTTTGCTAGGAATAAGAAGCTAAAGCCCAACTACAAGCGCAGTGAGTCACGGATTGAGCTCGTTGGGCCGGAGGGATCGTCGCGTGTGCAGACCTACAGCGGCGACTCTCCCGACTCCCTCCGTGGCTTCTCCGGCTCCGTGGCCTGGATTGACGAGCTCGCAAAGATGCGCTACGCGGAGAAGGTACTCAATCAGGTGAACCTAACGCTTCGTGAAGGCGGCAAGGGGGCCGGGGACTCCCAGCTTCTCATCACCACAACGCCGCGGCCTATCCCGGTCATTAAGGAGCTTGTAGAGGACCCCACGGTCCACGTCATTACAGGCTCTTCTCTGGAGAACGAAGCCAACCTGGACAGCCGGATTCTCCGGCAGTTTGATAAGATGCGGGGGACGCGTTTAGGCAAACAAGAGGTTGGAGGTGTGGTCCTGGAGGATGTGGGCGACTTGTGGAAATACGCCGACATCCAAACCGTCAACCCCGACGACGTGCCCCCACTTCGTCGGATCTGCGTGGGCCTTGATCCCAGCGTCTCCGACAGTAAGGGAGACGAGGCCGGGATTGTGGTTGTGGGCCTGGGGAACGACGGAAACGCCTACGTACTTGCGGATCTCTCTGGGCAGTACACAACGCGGGAATGGGGAGCTATCACGATCGCAGCGTACCAGGGAGACCTGGACCTCATCACAGACTACCTCGACGAGCCCTTCTCCGAAGATGTGCAGAAAGCAGTAGACGCCCCGTACGATTGGCGGCCCGCGGATTGTATCCACGCGGAGACGAATCAAGGGGGAGCCCTCGTCACGCAACAACTCCGCAGCTACAACGAACACGCAGCGGTCAACGCCACGCACACCAACCAGAGTAAGGACGTACGAGCGGAGCCGGTGCACAACCTCTACCAGCGCAGCAAAGTCTTCCACGTCTACCAGCGCGACGACGCACGAGACGGAGGCCACCTCGCACACCTGGAGGATCAGCTTACCGACTTCCAGCAGGACGGGAGCGGGGACAGCCCCGACCGTGCCGACGCTCTCGTCTACTCAGTGTGGGAGCTCTTCGACTTGGACGGCAAGGAAGACGACACCTCCGACGCATTCGACACTATTCTAGGTATTAACTAGGTATCAGACGACTGATGATTACAAAGGCAGAACACGCCCACCACGGCAAACACAAACGAGATTGGGAGCTCATCCGACGTATGCTCACCGGGGACGGTGCAAAGGCAGAGCTCGCAAAGCGGTACTTTGAGGAGCACCCCGACCACTTTAAGCAGCGGAAGCGGGACGCCGACTTTACGCCTCTCACACGGCGTCACGTCTCCCGTATCGTGGGGATGCTCTTCCAGGCCTACGACGACGTTTCCCGATCGGCCCCTCTACTAGACCTCTCCTCTGTCGGCCCCGACGGAGAGAGTTACACCGTCCAACTTATCGACCTCGCAACGAAGCTACTGACGTATCACGAGGCCTACCTCGTGTTTAAGCCCAACTCCGGCTTGAAGGTCGTCGGTCCTCTGTCCGTCCCGAATTGGGTACGGGACGAGTACGTAGTCAAAGGGAGCCGTGTGGAGCCCCGGCAGTCGGTCTTCAATAACATCCAGGAGACGAAGACTTGGACGCGCTACACGCCCGAAGAGTACGAGGTCTATACGAAGGACACAGAGGACGGAGAGGACAAAGACGTGCTCCTAGAGTCCGGCGTGTGGGCCGTGAACCAAGACGGTGAAGCGGACGCCTACTTCGTCGACGAAGACGGAGCCCGTATGCCCCCAATTGTTCACGTCTCCCTACCGTGGGAAGCTCGTTTCGGGCTT